GGTGAGTTCAGTTGGTTCAAATGGGCCTCCTCAGACTTCTCTGGTGCTTCTGATGGTACAAATGGGTACTTCCGTGATTGTATCATGGATGTACTCATCATGTTCCTCCCCCCACACATTCAGGCCATCATTCAGGCTAGTAATGGGGAGCACTTGGTCACTTACCCGGCCTATCATTTGTATAGCCCTCAGGGCGAGCTTTTGGAGGGTACGGGAGAAATAGAACCAGTGCATCAGACTCTTGGGACACTGATGGGAGAGAGGACATCTTTCCCTATCTTGTGTTTTGAGGTACTTGCTGCCCACGTGAGCAATCTCCGCAGATGCGGCGACGTTCGCCCCTTGGATGATCTTCTGAAGGGCGTACGGATTAACGGCGATGACCGTTTGGCGATCAGTACTGATGCGCTAGAAGCAGAGTTTTGGGAGTTCTGTGAGAAGTATCTTGGTTTCAAAGAATCAAAGGGAAAATCCTACACTCACGAGAACTATGCTAACATCAACAGCCAATCGTACATCTGTAACGTGCTTGAAGGCACACCTTTCAAGGTGCCTGTTCGCGCGTCTGGCCTTGAACACGGTCAGAAGAAGCTCGACGAACCATTTGATCCTACGTGTGTGATCACCCAAATTCTCGACGGCTGTCACAACAGCTCGATGGAGTGGACGGTTTTGCAACGTTTCCTGGTTCGTTATCACGTGGAAAGCGATCGGATTGCTGCAGGTCGCAATCTTTTCATCCATCAGTCTCTAGGCGGTCTCGGCAATAGGCTCCCTTGTCGTCATGGCAAGGCTCGTTGTCGTCGCGCTAATGGAGAGATCTGTGGTCACCCTTCTGGATCGAACTGGAAGGTCTGTGTGACCCTTGAGCAGCGCTTTGTTGCTGGTGCCCTGTTGTCGGTACCAAATGCTGTGACCGTCCCGTATGGTCCTGGTATGCAAGAAGCAGCTTCACTGCCTCAACTTTTCGAGACTCCCTGGGACGTCTACGGAAAGCCCTCATATTGGAACACTGAGGAGTTTGAGCTCAAGGAAATGGGTCATCGATATAAGGCTGAGCTGGCCAAATTCGATCCTGATATGGGACAGAACTTGCCTGGAGAGGCGAGGCTGCTCTCGTCCAGACTACGCTACAAGGATGGAGGCGGAGTCACTGCAGTTGCTCTGGTCAAAGATGAGTTTGAGTTTTGGAAGTGTCCAGAGTGCTCGAACTGTTGCCCTTTGACGCGTGACTGCCCTTGTGGTTGGACTCGCACTGCGTGGCAGTGTGCGGTCTGCGAAATGTGGAACCCGGAGTGCGGCATGGCTTGCCGTGTCTGCTCTGAGTTTAGTCACCCGATTGGCCTTGTTCAGGTCCAGTCTCGTGCCCGCTACCACGAGGAATTGCGTCCTAGACGCAACGTCTCTCTGAGTCGCCCCAAGCTTGTGAAGCTTGGTTACGCCGACAGACAGTTAGACGAATTTGACCATGCCCTATACGCTCACGCAATTGAATCTGCGCGTCACGAGTACGAGGGGTTCCCCACAGTCCGCTATCATGGCCGGGCTGTTGATCTTTGGGGAGAAAACGAGTCATGGGCGCCCCTTCGGCCTGCCCAGCTCGTGTGGCATTGAGCTTCACAAACTCAAGCTTCTTGGCATCCATGCCGGAAATGGAGGAACCTACGCCTCATGGTAGGGCTGGAATTGAACCAGCTGGCTCATGCGCATGAAATACTGTCGCCCGGCCTGATCAAATCTAGGGAGCTCCCCGATACAAGAGCAGTGGGTCTCCCACTTTATCGTCCAAAACGCTTACCCTTAGGAAGTTACCATCTGAGTTTTTTGAATCTCATTGGCCCGAGAGACTTCCGGAATTGCGTACTAAGTCTGTTTCGCGTGAAGCGTCAGGTAGAATGTCTA